CGATGGGTCGGTAGCTCAGATGGTAGAGCATCGGGTTGAAGGTCCGAGTGCCGCAGGTTCGATGCCTGCCCGACCCGCCGCCCACCTCCTCGAGATGCCCATGCGCGAGGTCGACGGCACGTTCCGCGACTGGCGCAGCGAGCTCCGGGAGTTCTGCTCCGCGTGGGCGGCTCTCTTCATGGCGGCGGCTCTGTGGCTCTGACCGAGTCGGGCTTGAGTGAAGAGGACCTGGAGTTGGCCGTCGCCTTGTTGCTGCTCTTGCGCGCCCTTCGCGACCGGCCCGGGTACGGGAGCGGGTGGGCCATGCGGTTCCTGAGGATGGCCAAGGACTTCTCGGTAGGCGAGGGGCACTTCGCCGAGGCCAAGGGGGGCGAGTGAAGTTCTTCAAGTTGAGTGGCGGTGGCCTTCCCAGGCCGCTGTTCTTGAAGTCGCGGTCTGCCCTGGACGGCGCAGCTGAGGCCCTGGACTCCCCGACTCGGGAGATCGCAACCATCCCCGCAGACTGGACTCGCCGCGAGTTGGCGTATCGTCTGCTGAACGGGAAGCTCGAGGGGATCCTCCTCGACCCCATCGAAGAAGGAGAGTGACCATGGCGCGCGAGAAGAAGGAACTGGAGGAGGGTCAGACGTACACCAAGGGCGGCGGCGAGGTGACCCTGAAGGCCCGCATCGGCAAGGACTCCTGGCAGGTGCTGTTCGGCGACTCCGAGCTCCGCACCGTGACGGAGGCCGAGCTCCGCATGGGCGTGCTCTACGGTGCGAAGTTGAAGGAGTAGTCGGAGGCTGTGAAGTACTTCTTCCTCACGTGCTGCCCGGGCTCGGGAAGCACGATCATCACCCAGTGCCTGAACATCGCGCCGGGGGTGCACGCCACCTCCGAGTGCGGGATCCACTTCGCGGTGGGCGAGCAGCGCAGACCGGTCATCTCGACCCTGTCGAAGTGGTCGCTGGAGGAGTTGGCCATCGCGCTCCGGGTGCCGGAGGTGGACGAGGACTTCCGCGAGTTGCTCGTGGAGAAGGTCCGCAACGGGCACGAGTCCTTCGAGTTGGCGGACACCATCCTTGACCAGGCCGGGTCCGACGCCCAGGTCTTCATCGAGAAGGACCCCATCAACGTGGCCCGGATGATCGACATCGCCCGGGAGGTCCCGCTGCGGGCCCGGTTCGGCAAGCACAAGCACGGGCTCGAGGACCGGTGGGGCGTCATCTTCCTCCGCCGGAACCCCTACGCGTGCGTGAACAGCATCCTGCGGAAGGTGGAGAAGCACGGGTGGGACGTCGGCCTCGGTTGGGGGCCGCCCGACCCGCTGGCCTACCCCGGTGAGCCGGTGTTGCCCCGGGCCATTCGCATGCTCTGCCGCTCGCTGGACTCGCTGTACCTCGCGAAGGCCGCGGGTGTCGAGGTCCTGGAGGTCGAGTACGAGGCCTTCTTGCGCGACCCCGCCGGATGGTTGGGGTCCATCTTCGCGTGGCTCGGCACCCCGGTCCCGATGGAGTACCTCGAGAAGGCGCCCTGGGGGGATGCGATCTCGGCGGACCGCGGCGACGGATGGAAGACCGAGCTCGACGACGAGCAGAAGAAGGAGATCGCAACGGCACTGCGTGGTCTGAAGGCCCGGTGGCGTCGCATGGAGCAGCCGGGGATGGCCCTCGGGTGGTCCGCAGAAGGGTCTGGTGTCAGATGAGCGACTTGAAGTACCAGGTGGGCAAGACCTACGTCCTGTCCGGCGCCGAGGTGAAGATCGAGCACTACTCCCGCCGCGACGGCCGGTACAAGGTCGAGTGGTTGGGGGTGGAGAGCCGAAAGGGGAAGGGCCCCGACCCCTCGTCCTACGAGATGGTGCCGGCGGCGCGTCTCCACCTGCTCCTGAAGGGCGCGAAGGAGAAGAAGGGGTGAGGCTCGCCATCGTCGATGGAGTCACCCGAAGCAAGCCCTCGGGTAGTCCCCGCCCGGACCCGGTGTGGCCGACGTCGCAGTTGACGCCCCGCATCGAGGTGGAGGCGATGGACGACGGTGCGCGGATGGCGCAGGTCACCGGCCCTCGTGGCCAGCGGTTGGTTCGCTACGACGACCTCGAGCGGTGGGGCCTGAAGAAGGCGTACCGGAAGGCTCGCTCCCTGTAGGCTGGCCCCATGAGTGACTGGGGCCTACCTCCTCCGCGGCCTGCGCCCACTGCCCTATCTCGAGGCGGCGGTTCCTCGGTGGTGCTCCCCGAGCGCGGTGGGCGACGAACGTTTGCGTCCGACCATGACCGCTTCCTGTTCGAGCTCAAACTCTCCCGGACTGCGAAGGACCCCCAGACCTTCGTCTGGGTCGACACGCAGGGTCGGCAGATCTTCGGCCCGCCGGTCGCTCCCTGGTCGATGGAGATCTACCACCGGCACATGAAGACAGCGTGGCGCCTGGCCAACGAGGCGGGGTTCGTCGCGCCCAGGGAGATCGGCGAGTTGGTCTTCGGTCGCCACCGCACCAAGTCGGCCCTGTGGCGCACCATCGTCCGCCGCGCCTCGCGCAAGATGCCGGAGCACTGGCACTGCGTCGTCCGCTTCCCCTCTCCCCGAGGGTGGAGCAAGGACCCGATGCAGTTCGACCCGCGCTACCGCAACGTCTTCCAGTCGAGCGTGATGTTCGACCCGAAGCGCGGGGTCGAGATGATGGAGTACGCCATCAACCAGGAGTGGTGGCCGAGTTTCTTCGAGGAGTGCGTCAAGCGGTGGAGGCTCGAGGGAGCTTCGACTCAGCACGACCGCCGGAAGGACAACAAGGAGAAGTACTTCTCCGCAGCGCGGCCGAAGGACTGGAGAGGGAAGGCTACCGCCCCATCATCCGGTTCAACTTCTTCACCCACCTCGACTCCTTCTTCTTCCGCCTGACGTAGCGGTCGAAGACGTGGACCGGCTTCGGTCCGTCGTGCACGCGAGGAAGTCCGCCGGGCGTCTCCCCGCACACCGCGACCGCGCCCATCGCCGTCATCACCGCGTCGTCGTGGGCCCCGACCGGAGCCGAGTACTTCGCCTTGCCCGGTGAGCCGTCCGTGGCCGGCGACGTGATGATCTTCCGGTAGATCCGCATCTCCTCGATCTCGATGCGACCCCGGATGACGCAGTAGAGTTCCTTCAGGCCGCGGTTCATCTGCCCCACCATGTGGGCCTTGCTGCTCTCGGAGGTGAACCAGCCGATGTTGATGCCGGAGGACCCGTACGCCGCCCGGGCGTTGCGAGCTCGGTAGAGCCTCGGGTAGCGGGTCTGCTTGAGCAGGATGGCGACGGCCTCACCGATGCCGTTCACCTCGACCGCGATGGTGGCCATGTTGTAGAGGGCGCCGACCATGACCAGGTAGTCGGTGTACTCGTCGGTCTCCACCTTCCCGCGCCACGAGGCCACCTGTTTCATGCCCTTCAGGCGGTACACCCCGGCGTGGTCCCAGTCCCCGGCGCCGCCACCCTTGCTGACGTCGGCGAAGATGATGTAGCGGTGGCCGGGCTCGGGCTGCTCCCAGATGGAGAGGCGACCCATACCGGGTGCCGCTTCCTCGAGCCGAGGCTGGTACTGGGTGTAGATCCGCGCCCCGAACTGGTTGTCCGGCCGGACGTAGTCGTCGACGATCTCGAACCACTGGTGCGGCGGGCAGTCGTTGCCCTCGGGGGCCGACATCTTCCCGCGGGGCAGGCAGACCTCGCAGTGGCAGGCGTGCTGTTCGTCCATCCGCTCGATGTCGCTGGGCGAGAAAGCGAGCGACCCCGTGGTGGCGAACATCTGTTCGTCGGTGGCCGGGTACTCCTGGTGGAACTGCGAGAGTTTTCCCTCGCACTTGTCGACGATGGTCGTGCGCCGCCACTGGAGGCACTCGAGGGTGCATCCGAACTCCTCGAACTCTTCGAGCAGCCACCGCTCCTCCTCGTCCAGGGAGTTGCGGAACTCCTCTTCGGACACCCGGAGCGGGATTCTGTACTCGTCGTTCAAGAAGAAGGGGACGAAGAGGGAGTACCACTCGGAGTCAGGGGAGCCGGGGTGGTCCCGCTTCAGGGGCATCCATGGCGGCGGTTCCGGCTCGCCCGTGTCGGGGTTCGTCCACCACACCCGGCCGGACAGGTACTTCCCGTGGAAGTAGTTGCCCTGGCCGTTCGCCGTGGACTCGATGGCAGCTGTGGTTCCGGGGAGCTCCGGCAGCGCCTGGATGGAGGCGAGCATGAACGCCGAGGCGGCCTGGCCGTAGAAGGCAGCCTCGGAGTAGTGGGCGTCTCGGACGGTGATGCCTCGAGCAGCATCGGCGGACTTCGCGAGGAAGACCTGCTGCCACGAGCGCAGGCCCGTGGGGCCGGTCGGCGCCCGGAAGTCGATCATCGTCGTGTTGTTGTACTTCGTCAGCGGCTTCATGCCGCTCGGCATGTGGTCGTGGAAGGTCTTGCACTTTCTGAAGATCTCCCCGACCGACTTCTCCTCGTGCGAGGCGATCATCGCCCCGTGGTCCCGGTTCGTCATGCACCGCCAGGACTGGCGCCCCTGGTAGTGGGTGGACGCCCCCATGCGGCGGGACTTGCCCTCGCAGATGCGAACGGGGATGCCGAGCCCAAGGGACCCGCACTCCGGGCAGCAGGGTGCCGCGTCCTCACGGATGCCGTCGACCAGCGGTTGGTTGCAGGGGCCGCAGTGCCTCTGGCTGGTCCCACAGTCGGGGCATACGCCAAGCGGCCGGCCGTCGTCGTTCAGGGTGTGCCGTCGGCAGTTCGGGCAGAACGACTCCATCTCCTGGATGACCCGCTCGCGATACAACTGCGACCGGTTCAACTTGAAGGGGACGAGGGTGCCTGCCTTCGTCTGGATCTTCTGGAACTGCTCGGCGAAGTCCGGGTAGTAGTCCCAGTCGCCGGAGGTGAGCTTCGGCTCCGCGTGCTCGACGTAGGTCTTCGACACGTCAGGCGGCCTTGCGCTCCCTCAGGGCTCGGTAGACGCTGGAGAGCGACACCCCGGTGGCCTCGGCGATCTCGGTGGCCTTCGCCTCGGGGTTGGCTTCGAGGTGTGCGGCCACCTTCTCCTTCGTGGTGCGAGCGGTGGGCCCGGCGACCTGCTGCATCTCGCCGTCGCCGTAGCGGTACACCTGGACCTCGGAGGAGCGGGGGACGTCTTCGATCTCCCCGTCGTCGTAGTGGACGGAGCCGACGGCCTTCATCATCCGATCGCGCTCCTTCGTCGAGGTGAACTCCCGGCCCTTCAACCCCTTGCTCGCGTGCTTCCCGAAAGTGCCGCGCGCGGTGTTGTCGATGGCGGGCAACTCCTTCTCGAGGATGCGGACGCTGGTGGCGTTCCAGCCACAGTCGTCACAGGTGACCCCGACGAACCGCTTCAGGGAGTTGTAGTTCCGCTCGCCCTCGGGCGAGGCGGGGAAGTCTTGGGCCTCCAGCGCGCCCTCCGTCTCCAGGTTGTACTCGCGCAGGCTCATGACGACGGACTGCTCGAAGCCGCAACCGACGCGGCCCATCACGCTGTTGCCGACGCACTTGAATCGATACTCGGGCATGGGGACCTCCTACGGCCGCATGAGGGGGATGACGCCCGGCCCACCACCGCGGGGGCCGCTGCCGGCGAGCGAGGCGCCACCGCCGTCGTCGCCGTTGCCCTCGATGGGCTGTCCACCCATGGGGCTGTTCGCGGCGGCCGACGCGGCCTTCGCCACCCCGGTCCCCGCCAGTTGCGCGAGAGCTCCGCGCAACGACTTCTGGTCCATGCGGAACGCGCTGAACGCTTCCCGCAGCATCTCCTGCGCCAAGGCAGCGACTTGGTCGGGCGGGACCACCCCACTCGCACCCAGGGCCTGGATGGCCTGCATGTTCTGGACGATGAACTGACTGAGGCCCATGAGGGCCTGCTGCTCGGTGGCGGGGTCCGTTGGGAGCGTGGACCCAGAGACGATCTCCACGTCGTAGTTGCCCTCGATGTCCGCCGAGTTGAACTCGACGAACGCGTCCTCGCCCACCACGCGGATGTAGCGCGGCTCCTCCCAGAAGCGCCGGAGGAAGGCGAGGTACATCGACGCGAGGTCCTCGATGACCTGGTCGACGGCGTCGAGGCGGATGGCCGACCGGGACTGGAACCCCTGGTTGGCGATGGAGGCCTCGGTCGCCGTGCCGCCCTTCTTCAGGGTGCCTCCGCGCTGGAGGACGCCGACGCCCGAGATCTCGAGCACCAGTTTCTCGAGGATGCTCAGGAGGTAACTCGTCTCGGACGACGGGGCCGCCTCGGGGAGGATACTGAACACCTCGCCGAGGGCGCGCCCGCCTGTGTCGATGGCGATGACGTCTCCGTCCTGGCCGTCTCGGATGCCCTCGGCGACGGCTTCGTCGTCGATGATGTCCTTTGCGGCGAGGTACAGGCGCACGCGCTGCTGCTTGTGGTGGTTGATCATGTACCGGATGGAGTCGTTCAGTTGCTCCGTGATGGTCATGATCGACTGCAGGTCGGCCACGTGGGTGGCGTAGAAGTCGGAGGGGTCGCGAGCGAAGCGGAGGACCGTGTAGGGGTAGCCGACGACCGGGGACTCGTCCTTCTCGTGGAGCAGGACCGACTCGGTGAGGTCGCCGTGGTCGGCGAGCAGCCACAACTTCATCCGCTGCAACTGGCCGCGCTTCCGTCGGTCTCGGCGCCAGTAGTGGATCTCGTAGACGGCGACGTACTCGGCCTCGCCTCGCTTCAGCCCGGCCTTATCGACCTTCGTGGGGATCCCGCTCGTGCGCGTGTGGGTGGCCTTGAGGCCCTTCGGCACCCGGAACCTGCCCATGTAGTCGTGCCGGAGGTCTTCGGGTCGGAACAGGTGCATCTCGGCGACCCAGTCCATCTCGTTGAGCTCGCTGAACCCGTCGGGGACAAGGAGGCACCAGGGCTGAACGAGGCGACACCGGGGCATGTCGTCTGGGTCGTCGACGAAGGACACCATCGATGCGGCGTCCATGAGGTCGGCACGCTGCTCGGGGGTGAGCGTGTCGTCGTCGGGCGGCTTCTGCTCGGGACCGGTGTCGTAGTGCGGCTGGGTGAAGTCGTGGGAGTCGTACTCCGCACGCAGGACCCCGATGCCGTAGAGGAGGGAGTAGAGCGCCTGGTCACGGACCTTCGATGTGGTGCGCGTCCGCTTCCAGACCCAGTTGATGGCGGCCTGCTGGGTGGAGGCGCTGCCCTTGGAGTCCTCCTTCCGCGGGCGCACGTGCACGAAGGGGTCCTGGGCCACGATGGTGGGGAGGATCGCGTTCGCCGAGGAGAGGATGTACTGGATGTCGTTCGACACCCCGTCCTCTTGATTCTCAGCGACCCCGCGGTACGCGTTGCGAATCTTCCGCCACTTGTCGAGGTGCCCCTCGTCTTCCAGGCGGCGCGCGGAACGCTCGAGGCGGCGTCGCCATCCTTCGAGCTCTTCGGTCTTGATGGGAACTCTCATTGGCCAGCAGGATGACAAATTGTCACCGGGCACGGAAGTGCGTTTGTCAAAATGGCGAACCAGCGGAAGAAGGTTTGACAATTTGTCAACGGCGCTGACAAAGTAGCGGGCGTCAGCGTCACCCAGTCGGGTGGCGCACAGGAGAAGCCGACGTGAACGACGCCGACAACCACGGAGACGCCCTCATCGAGGACAACGTCGACGTGGCCGACGACAACACGGCGGGAGCGGGAGACGAGTCCCCCTCGGAATTCGAGGACACGGACCCGATCGTCGCAGCTCTCAAGAAAGCGGGCCACGGTGACCTCGTCGAGGACTACACCTCTGCCACGCTTCGCCGCAAGGACTACACGCAGAAGACGACCTCGCTGTCCGAGGCGCGGAAGGAACTCGCCGCAGAGCGGGCCGCGCTGGCGGAGCGGGAGCGTGTCCTGCTGGCCGCGCTCGAGCAGCGCAACTCCGAGACCCCGCGTCGGCCCGAGGCCAACGTCGAGGTGGAGGAGGAGCCCGATCGGAAGTCCGACCCCAACGGGTGGTTCCAGTACCACCTGAGGAAGCAGGTCACCGAGGGCATCAAGCCCATGCTCGACGCGATTCTGGAGGAGCGCCTCGCGCCCCTGCAGAAGGACCTGGAGCCGGTTCGTCAGACGAATCGACTCGAGGCCGCCATCGCCTCCTTCCAGGACGGCAACCCCGAGTGGCGTGGTGTGGACAAGGTGCGGGAACTCGGCAAGATCGTCGCCTCCAACCCGCGACTGCAGAAGCTCGTCGACTCCGACCCGGAGACGGCCCTCGGCCTCGCTGCCGAGTTCGCCAGCATCCAGTCGAAGTCGGCTCGTTCCCAGAAGACCAGTCGGGGTCGTGCATCCGCTGCCCCGACCGCCGCGAGGCGAGTCACCACGGCGCCCGTCGTCAAGGAAGAGACCTTGATGGACGCCTTCAACAACTCCATCCGGGAGTTGGGTGGCGACCCGGCGGCGTTCGCTGAGGCATAGACGATGGCTGTCGCCAACACGATCACCAGTCTGCCCCTCGACCGTCTCCTCACGACGACCACGTCGCGATGGAAGAACAAGGTCGCGGTCCAGATCATCCAGGCCAACCCCCTGCTCCGCTACCTCTTCGAGTCCGCCGCCGTGCGGTACGACGGTGGTGCGGACCTCCGCTGCCCCGTCATCCTCGACGAGACGGCGAACGTCAACCGCATCTCGCCCTACGGCACCTTCGCCACGGTGGTCGAGGACAGCCCCGACACGGCGCGCTACCCCGACACGGGGATCCTCATCGGCTCGATGAAGGTGTCGAAGTCGGAGCTCGCGAAGAACAAGGGCTCGGCGAAGGTCGTGTCCCTGCTCCGAAGCAAGCTCGCCCAGAAGCGCGGGACCATGGTGAACCAGTGGTCCAGCGACATCTTCAACGAGGGCGGCACGTCGACCCCGTCGAACGCGATGCTCGGCATCGAGCCCGCGATCGAGTACGAGGCCGAGGCTTCGCAGTCGAACGTGGTCGGCGGCATCACGAAGTACACCGACTCGACGAACTGGGTGAACCGCTACGGCACCATCACCCGCTTCGGCGTCGACGGCGACGACGTGATGACCCAGGTCCACCTCGACTGCTCGAGCATGGGCACCACGCCCGACATCGGGCCGATGGACCCGCAGTGCTACCGCTTCCTGAAGAAGCTGGTCGCCCCGAAGCAGCGCGAGGCCAGCGACATCTGGCGCGAGGGCTTCCTCCACATGAAGTGGGAGGAGACGAAGATGTACCCCGAGCCGCAGCTGGCGTCCTCGGGCAAGATCCTCCTGCTCACGACCGCGGGCAACGGCGGTCGCGTCCGCCACGACCTGTCCGAGGCCGACTTCGGCATGCTCGGCGACAACCCCCTCGCCGACGAGTTCGAGGACCGGCCGGGCCTGTCCTTGTCGCTCCTGGACGGCCGCGTCTTCGAGCAGTCCGACTTCTTCACCCCCGACGACCAGGACGTGCTGATGCAGACCCTCCTCATCGAGGGCTGGGGCATCTGCTGGTCGGCCCTCAAGAACCAGGGTGCCATCGACTTCGGCGCCAACACGGTCCGGTTCTAGGACCGGCGGAAGGAGAAGACCATGGCAGTCACCGAAGGTTCGGGCGCGGCGTTCGTCGTCGACCGGGAAGTCATCAACAACACGGGCGCCGCCCGCAAGGTGGGCGACATCGTCGCCATCGACATCGAGGACGGTGGTTCCGACGTCGACGGGCACAACGCCGTCCTGCCGCTCTACAGCGCGAAGCCCGAGGGCTCGATGGTGTGGCACGGCGCCATCCAGCACATGGACACGACCCGCACGTTCAAGAACGGCGACTCGATGAACGTCCGGTTCGTCGGCCCCGGCAAGGTGCGCGTCAAGGCCGACTCGCAGGCCGTGGCGGCGGGCGACCTGCTCATCCGTCAGAACGGCGACGACCGGCTCATCACGGCCGCGGCCCAGCCCGACCTGACCACCGCCCTGGCGGACCCGACGGCGACGACCGCCGGGGCCAACAAGACGGCGATCGAGGCGGTCATCGACTACATCGACGGTCTGCAGGTGCGGATGCGCGCGGTGGCGGTCGCTCGTGGGGCGGTCACCACGTCCGCGAGCGGCGCGTCCGACTCGCTCATCGACGCCTACATCCACGGCACGGCGGTCCAGGTCTGATGGCCACCTCCCCCAGCCCCGGCATCCCCTTCGCCCAGCACCCCACGCTGGGGCACGGGGGCGGTGCCGACAACTCCCCGGGTGTCGAGGTTCCGGTCTCGATCCTGGTGTCCGCTTCCCTCTCGGCGACCGCCACGGTGGTGCTCCCCGGGTGGGACGGGTGCGAGTACGACGTGCTGGGCATCTCCATCGTCTCGACGACGGCGGACGCCCAGGACGACACCGACTACTGGACGCTCGACCTCCAGGACGCGGGCTCGGACGGAACGGGGACGACCTCCCTCTTCTCGACGGCCCCCGCATCCACCACCAGCGGCGCGCTGGACTTCTCGACGGCCAACGTGCCGAGCGAGCACCAGTGCGACGCGGACGCCCGCCTCGGCCTGCAGTACGGGCTGAAGTTGGTGATGACCAAGGCCGCGTCGGCGACGACCCTGGCCAACGTGTACGCGAACATCCGCATCCGGGTGAACGTGACCGGCAACTAGCCAACCACCTCGCAGGGGCGGTAGGTCTTCGGGCCTGCCGCCCCTTGTGAGTAGGGAGCGACCATGCGTCTCGCCGACATCAGGAGCAGGCTGAAGTTCCGACGGTCGGACCGCTCCCCCACGAAGGACGAACTCAACGAGGTCATCAACGATGTGTACCGGGACATCTGTTCCCGCCACCGTTGGTCGTGGCTGACGCGCACCCACCGCTTCCGCACCTTCGGGAAGTTGACGCTGAACGACTGGACGATGGTCCAGCACGATCGGATGGCGACGATCTCGTCGACCCAGTCGGAGCGGTTCCCGTACCACGGGAAGTTGGTGGTCATCAACGACAAGGGCTACCGCCTGTCGAACCAGCACCGGAACCTCCTGGTGGAGATCGACGTGCCGTTCCCGGACGCGTCGGGGTCCTACACCCCGGTGATGTACTTCGATGAGGTCGCGATGCCTCGAGACTGTTCGGAGGTGGTTCGCTTCCGGCTGTTCACGAGCTCGTCGGACCCGGAGCCGATCGTCCCGTCCATGCGGGACATCGCCGGAGTGGATCCGACGGAGACGGGGGAGCCGCGCATCGGCGCAGTCCTTCGTCGCGACTCCCTCCCTCGCCCCACCCGCGCCCTCGACGCCCCCACCACGGTGGGCTCTGGTGCCGGTCCTTTGACGAACATCGGCGGCTCGGCCACCTTCAAGTACTGGTACTCGCACGTCGATCGTTACACCGGCGCGGAGTCGGCGCTGGGCCCCTCGGTCAGCGCGACGATCAACGACGCGTTCACGTGGCGAACGACGCCCGTGGTTTCGACTGACGTTCGCGAGCGGTTCGACCTCCGGGTCTACCGGAGCAAGGCCGACGGCGACCAGGCCTACCGC